TTCCAACTGCTTTGATAGTCTGCTATAGCGGGATTATTCATCTTTTTCGTCTGTTATCTTGTCTATTTTATTCATTAGTCTTTTAGTTCTACCCAATAATCTATCAATTATTGTACTCATTTCATTTGATAGAATTATCATATAAACTAAACATCCCATTGAAATTATAAACAGGATTAACAATATCATTCCGTTTCCGTCCATATTATTTTCCTATTGCCATTTCGTTTTCCAATTGTAGCATTGTATCTATAATTGAATCTTCTGGTTCTGGTTTAGTTACTAGTTTCATATACTTTTCGCCTCCTATTCTTTGTGTTAAATCTTTTTTTAATATATGTTGTCTTACTTCTTCTCTTTGGTCTTCATTACTTAAAAACTCTACTGGTTTCCAGTCTGTACTGTGAATAGATATATTCATATCATTTACATCATAGTAAAAATTCATTTTTTTGTATATAATCTTATTACTTACCATATATTTGCTGTTAAAATTAAAATAATCATTGTTGGCACAACTATTGTCATTGGCCAAAAATCTAATAATTCTAATATAAGTTTTTTTGTTTTCTTTTTCATTTTGTAATTGCTAATTCGTTTATTGTTTTTTGTATATCTTCCATATTAGGTTCCATTAAAGTGGATCCGTTTTCTTCACTATTAATTAATAAAACAATATAGTGTATCGCTTTATATAAATCCATTTTATTTCTACCGTCTTTTTTACCGTATCTCATAAGGTATTTTATTGCATTTGATAAACTGAAATCTTTGTCTATATCTAAATGTCTTAATATGTCTTGTACTTGGAAACCTTCTTTAGTAGTTGAATAGTGTTTAGAATAAGTTGTCTTAATGTATTCTAATACTTCATTTAATATTTTATCTTCTTTATATTTCATTTATTTAAATCTCTTAATGATTCTTGAACAGTTGTTAATTTTTCTTTTGGTTTATTAGATTTACTTCCGTAGTGGTAAGCAAGAAACAACCCTACTATTGTTAGGGTCATTCCGATTATGAATAATAAAAGTCCGTATTGTATTGTCATTATTGATTCAATGCTACTTTCAAATCGTCAAGTGGTGATTCTTCTTTATCAACAACTTTACCGTCTGCTGTAATTATATCATTTTCTAAAGCGTATGTGTCTAACTCAACATCACCGTTTTCTATGGCATTTTCTAAACCGTCATAGTCATCATAAACTACTTTAGCAACATATTCAGTTTTATCTGAATCTGTATAATTGGCGTCTGTCATATAGGTTTCAACACCGTTTTTTTCTTCTGCTAAGTCTTTATTGATTTTACTATAATCAATTCCGCAATCACTTAATTTAGTGTCTGCTTCTTCTTGATTTTTAGCAAGACAATCTTGTTCTATGCATAAAGTATAATAAGTTTTCTTTCTGTATAGGTTTTTACCGATATCGTCTTTTCCGATATATTGGTCTGTTATATTACTCATATTGTTCCTCCGTTTCTTAATTGTTGTACTTGATTTTGTCTATCTGCAATTGTAAGGTCAATCCACTCTTCTATATTATCAGGAGAGTCTAGTCCTTCCATTGCAATGTTATAATTTGTTTCATTAAGTTTCTTTAAAGCAACTTCTTTAGTCATTTCACCGTCTAATAACTTGCTTTCAACTTTACTTAAAAATTCAGTTGCTTGGTCCCAAGCGAGATTTTTAGTTGCACTCATTAGTTTAGTCCTTTCATTTGTTCTACTTTTCTTTTTATTGGGTTTAATTTATATGTTAATTCTTTATTAAAATCTTTTCTGAAAGATTGTCTGTCATAAGATTGACCGTAATCATTAAACATTGATTTATTGTCTTCTGCAACATCACCGAATACTTGTTCGTATGTTTTATAATATTCATCTTGGTCTATCAATTCAACTTTAGTTACGTTTTGAAAGTTAACAGCAGGTTCTTTATAATTCCAATCACAATATTTAAGAATTTTCATCTTCATAGATTTTGTATTGAATTTGTCTTTGAATTTATATGGAACGTTTCTATAGATAGTTTCGTATGCATAAAAGAATTCTTGGTCATCTGGATCAATATATTCTCTTAAATAAACTACATTAAAAGTATAGTCAACGTCATTTAATTTTACTTGATTTGTTTTTTTCATAGTGTTTATTTTCATAGTATGTGTATACTATACAGGAGTTTTTCGGGAGAGTCAATAGTTAATTTACGTTGATTTTACTGGGTTTTTAGAGATATTTGTTCTTGTTTTGTTCTAATTCCACAATTTCTTGACCCATTCTTGGTCTGAATCGTGTGGTAAAGGTCTTCCGTGAAATACTGCAACTTTCGCTTTTTCTTTCTTTTCAAACTTCCAACCTGACTTATGAAATCTAGGGTCTTTTCTACTATGCCATTTATAAGAATATGTCCATTCGTCTGGCATAACCTTTAAATTCTTACTATTTTTAACTAATTTGGACATTGCGTTTTGGTCACCTTGCAATTTCATTAAATTAGATTTATCTTCTAAAAACTTATTCCATACTAATTTAGTTGCAACTTCATTATTGAATTTCATTATACTTGAATTATACTCTTTCGTTGCTAGGTTGAAATCGTTTATTACACCAAATGTCATATCATCACCAAATGTCGCTAATTCATTGATGTTATCTAAAATCACTACATCTAAATCCATATATAAACAAGGACCTTTTAAATCTGACTCTTCTCTAAATAACTGCATTTTATTCCACCAACCTTCATAAGTTGAATCTCTAAACTTTCTAAACTCTATGTCGCCTTTTAATATCTTTTGAGGTTTTACGTGGTCTGAAAAACATATAAACTTATGGGGTATGGTTAAATGTCTTTTAACCATATTGTATAGCACTTGTACATAATCTAGTGAATACTTTGTTCCATAATATACACAGCAAAAATTCATCATACGTTTTGTTCTTGTAATGTTCTATAAGCAGTTCCATCTGTAATTTCAGATATTGTAAATTGATTTTCTGCAACCATCTTTAACCATTCTGTTATAGTCTTTCTTCCTGGTCTCATTGGTTTGTTTATAAACTTTATATCTTTTGATGAAACAAATGACGCTATGTTTCGTTGATGGCATATTACAGGTACTTGATTTAATATTGCGTCAATAGCAGATAAACTCATATTGGTTACCAAACAATGAGCATTTTTTAAGTCTTCTTTAATATCTGTATTCCAAAACTCATTACCAGGTCTAGGTTTATTTCTAAATCTAACTGGTTTATCTGTATGTTCTGCTATCTGTTTTGTTGCTTGTTCAACCCATTGTGATTGGCTCATACCATTGATTTGGTAAGTTACCGTTTCAGAAGAAGGTGCTACTAGTATATGAGTTGTTTCTCCAGTATTCCACCCTTTAAACTGTACGTCAATCCCTTGATGCTCTAGTTTCTGTAATCTTGAACCAGGTCCAACTTTGCACCTAATCGTGTGTATATTACCTTTACATATTCTAAAATATGTCTTATCGTAATCGTGTATTTTAGGTTCTGGATATCTTGTAATTTGTTGTGTTAAATAACCAACATCTACGTACCACCATTCCTCACCACTCTCCATACATTTACGTATTTCTTTTCTATTCTGTCCAGCTAAACCCCAAAAAAAGTGAACAGGTTTATCTGTATCAGTCCAACCTTTTTCTATGGCAGGAAATAACTGTTTACTTAAACATTTATCCCAAGGTATATTATGCGTTATTATCATAAGTTTCAAATACTGTATTCAATGATTGGTTACATCTAACAAAACTTGCACATTTAGGAATATCTTTTAGTCGTCTTGCACCAATATAGGTACAACTTGACCTAACACCCCCTAATATATCTTCTATTGTTTCTTTAACAGCACCTCTATCAGGTAATATTACTGCTCGTCCTTCATTACCTCTATAACCATCTTTTCGTTTTCCGTGTACTTCTCTTGCTCTATCAGAAGACATCCCATAAAACTCTCTTTGTCCATCTTTTAATTCTACTTCACTTTCATTATGTCCTGCTAACATTCCACCTAACATCACAAAATGAGCACCACCACCAAATGCTTTCGCAATATCTCCTGGCATATTACAACCACCATCTGCAACTATATGACCACCAACACCATTAGCAGCGTCAGCACACTCTACTACTGCACTAAATTGAGGTACACCTACACCTGCCATTGTTCTTGTTGTACATACACTACCTGGTCCAATACCTACTTTAACTACGTCTGCACCTTGTATAATTAGTTCTTCGGTCATTTCAGCAGTTACTACATTACCTGCAATTATAGTTTTGTCTGGATACTCTTCTCTAACTGCACCAACAAAATCTGAAAAATTTGTATGGTAACCATTTGCAACATCTACTGTAATAAACTTAACATCTGGAAAACTCTTTAATACTTTTTGCATTGTAGTATAATCTTCAGCATTATCATCCCATAATTTACCTGTGCCTGTACATACTGATAGATACTTTAATTTAATACCTTCACCTACTGCTTTTCTCCATTGTTCTATCGTTGTTGTCTTTGTAATCGTGGTCAACATCTTATACTCTTGTATAACTTTCGCCATACTAAATGTTCCCACTCCATCCATATTACTTGCTATTATTGGACAACACTCATATGTTTCACCAGAATTTCTAAATGTAAATGACCTAGTCATTTCTACATCACGTCTTGATGATAATGTTGACCGTTTAGGTTTCAACAATACGTCTTTATAATCTAATTTTACTTCGTTATCTAATCTCATTGTACTTTTCTCCAAGCTGTTCCATTTTTTATTTCTGTCATAGTGAATTGATTTGCTAATAAACTATGTATCCATTTTAATCTAGCAGGTTTTATAGGTTGTTCTATTTTACTAAAATCTGTTAACCCCATTGGTACTCCCATATTCATTTTATCACAAAATACAGGTACCCCATTTAAAACAGCGTCAACTACAACTGCTGAATTATGAGATACTATAGCATATGCACTTTGTACTTCTTCTCTTAAAGGTCTGCTACTCTTTTTATCTCTTACTTTAATAGGTCTATCTGTATATTGTTTTAAAGTCTTTATAGTATCATCAACCCAACTACCTATATTATGATATGCTATTTGAAAATGAGAAGGTGCTATAATTAAGATATAATTGCCATCACTTTTCCAAGGTTGTAATTTTATATATTGTTTATACTTTTTAATTCTTTCATTATCTTCATCTGTTAGTTCTTGTATAGTTTGTATATGATAATGATTTTTTGTTAATCTATATATTCTCTCACCAGATACCTTTGATGGAGAGTGTCTATTACCATATAAGTAAGCGTGGTCAAAATAATAAAACTCTTTACTTTGTTTTAAAAGTTCGCCTGTGCCTCTTAATATTCCAAAACAAGTAATAGGTTTATCTATATCAACATCTTTAACATTATGTAATGTTCCTCCTGCACTTGAAACAAAATGTCTTACAATATCATCTGTTGCTGGTCTAGTTAATAATCCTTGTATCATTTAACCATATTTGTTTCAGTTGTTTCCTCTTTTAATTTTATCCATTCTTCTGAATAATCACAATTTAAATAATCTACAAACCAAGGTCCACCTTCTGTAAAATGGACGTTCTTAACATCATCTTTCTTTTGATATTCGCCACTTAACCAATTCCACTCTAAAGGTAGTCCACCAATCATATCATCATTTTCTAACCATTTAAATTGATGTAGTTGTAATCCTGTTGCACTATTCACATAATCTGGTGTTAACGCTGTACACTTATCACAATTCATCAACATAAAACTTGACCAGTTTTTCTTTTCATATTTTGTTTGTGGTTGACCTAAAAACTTCTTTGTCTTTCTTGGTACATAATCGTGCTTACATACTTGTACAGCATAACGTTCATCCCTTAATCTCCATAACTCAGCAATATCTGTTAACATTAACTGGTCACAATCCATAAACAATGCCCACCCTTTATAATTCATAAGGTGAGGTACTATAAATCTACTAAAACTAAATTCAGTTGATTCTATAGTACTACGTTCTCTAGTAAAATTATCTTTTATATTTTTTAAATATATTGGTGTAATAGATACAGGTCTGGTACTATGTTTTAATATACTATATGCAAGTACATTAAAAGCTACCTTCTCTTTACTATCATACCCAATAAAAATATTAATCATTACTATTTCGTTTTTATAGGCATTCTTATATTTTTACGCAACGCTCTTACTAACTCACCTAACTTATCAATAATCGCTATCGCATCCTCATCCGTAATATAATGTCGTTGCTCTTTAAGTTCATCATATTCTCTTAAAGGAATCGTAACCGTTCTATTAAGTTGGGTTTCGTTTTCATATGTCAAGTTATGAGCATTGTCTTGGTCATCTACGCCGTTTGTCATCTGTTTCTTCTCCATTCTGGACTATTTGGTTGGTATTTTCTTTTACCTTTTCTATGGTCTATATATGGGTTAATAAACGTATCTCTTGCCATTATATGTCCATTTCCACCATCCCCTAGTGGTTTTTCACTATACCTGGGATCGTTTTTAAACATTTGCCTAGTACCGTCCAATGTATGGCAATCTGTCCAAAAATTCTTTCCTAATTTCTTTATTGAATATACTTTATCTGTTACATACCAATTTTTATATTCACGAAAAAAGTCATTGGCTATAAGACTTGAATTATTAAATGCAACAAAACCTGTTTCTGTATATTGTGATGGTCTATCATAAAATGATAAAAATGTTAACATTGGTAAACATTGCTGCCACCAAAGACGTGGTATTGTGTCCATAAACTTACAATCACTATCTACATAAAATATTTTATCTGCCCAAGCTCTTGCTGCCGATTGAGCAAATACTTTATAACTAAATCTTATCGCTTGTTCATAAAAATTATTTGCTACTCTATGTTTATTTCTTTGAATAAAATCTTTTAAATCTGGTTCAAAATCATATATATTTTCATACTTTACTTTGTCTACTTTAGGATATAAACTTGGACTATCTTCAACAAAAACAAGCATATGTGGTTTTTGATTTGTTGCCTTGTATGAGTCAATTAATTGATGAGCATAATCATCATATAATCTTTTATTAAATGTTGTAACAAATAAGGAATTGTTACTGCCTA